CCGATTGCAAGTTTTTCCAGGCTTTGTTGAAGGTCCCCTATTTCAGTAGTTTTGAATTCCTCAACTTTGACAAACGCATTGGCTGCCGCTTCAAAATTAAGCTTAGGGGGGACCTGCGTGCCAACAGTTTCAATTGCTTGCTGTACTGCAGTTGCTTCAAGATTAATAGCGGGCTTTGGCGGTTTCCCAAGGTCGCGCTTGCGTTTTTGCTCGTCAAGCTCTTCAAGCATTGACACTTCTGCGTCATCTTGCAGGCGCTGAAGCGCGGGGTTTTGCTGAATAATTTCGTTGGCAACGTCAAGAAGACCGCTGGGAACATCTCCTTTATCAATGCCAACTCCGCGCATTGGTTGAAACCCATACATGGCGCCAGCAATGATGTCAGCCATTGCTTCTTCAATTTCTCTTTCTGGATGTTCGGGGCGAACGCGATCAATTACTCTTTGGGGGCGCCAAGAACCCATCGCTTCTGCAATTTGATTTTTGGTACTGTCTCCAAGTTGGGCGTGCCAAATTGCGTGAAAAAGTTCATGTCCAATTACACGCCTTTCGTTTACCCAATCTGCAATTTTTCGAGGTGCCCCGCGGGCGTCTGAGGGGGCAAACGCACCTGCCGCTTCTTCTACTCCCAACGATTTTGCAAGATCTGCAGCAGGCCCGTCTTTGGCACCAGGCATCATTAGGTGTGCAAATCCAAGCTGTTCAATGCCCAGTTCTCTTAGGTTTTGAGCAGCCTTGGGGTCTTTGGCCAAATCTCTCAGCTTGTGCCCTTGATGTTTCCAAACCTTGATTTCGTTTATTTGGTCAAAACCACCCGGCTGATCAAAAGGAGCGTCAGGCTCTTCTGGGGTCACAGGTGCCTCTGTAGGCTCCAGGGGGGCTTCTGGGGCCACGGGAGCCTCCGTGGGCTCCAAGGGCGCCACGGGGGCTTCTACGGCGTCTGGAGAAGGCTCTGCGGGCGCGATTTCAAGCTGCCCAGTAACAGGATTGACCACCAAGGCAGTATCTGTGGTAACTGGATCAAGCGGCTGGCCCGTGTCGGGGTCGGTTGGGTAGTCAATCGGGGTTGTTTCTGGGGGGGTGTCCCGCTGAACTTCGAGCTGTCCGGTAACCGGATTGACCATTGGTTGGGTTGTCGGTGGCGCTTGAGATGGATCAACTGGAGTAGTGGGGGCTTCGTCAAAAGTTTCCTTCGTTGAAGCGTCCATGACCATCTGAGGCATTGTTGGTACGCCAGTCGCAAGTGCGCCGGTACCAATTCCAGCGTACAGGGACAACATCAGCTCACCCTTAAGCATCCCCTGTTCTGAAAGCCATTCTTCCAGAACCTGCATCCCCTGACCTTGGGGAATTGTGGGATCTTGGGCAATGGAAATGATCTTTTCCGTAAGCGTCTGAGCGAACTCGGTGCCACCCTCGGCAGCAGCAGAAGAAAGAACCCTGCCAAACCACGAGGCAACTGCCTGTTTACCGGTTTGCTTTGCGCCTTCCTTGCTGAGTACCTTGCCAATAAGTCCAAGAGCCTTGGCCGTTGGGAGGGCCCCAACCGCTTCCAGTGCGCCTGCGGCAATGCCGTAAAACAAACCAGTGTCGTAAGCCGACGTTATTGCAACAGAATGGGCCTGGTCTTCATCCATGCCCTCGTTGATGAGCTTTGCGTATACGCTTTCGTATTGCGAGTATGCCGCATTACCGCCTTCCATGGTTGCGCCAACAGTAGCGCCCGTCCACGGACCTCCTGCCGCAGTAGCGCCAAGAATGACAACCAACGAAGACAGACCCTGACCAATAGCTCTCCAAAAAGTGTCTGCGTTAATTTCTTCACGAGACATTGCGTTCAGAGTTGTCAAAGATGCCCTGAAATCAGGATGAGCCTGCGCTTTTTGTGTTACCGAAAGCAGCCCCAAAATAAATTCATCTTTGAACCGAGACTCTGGGGTCGATTTGATGTCCCTCATCCACCCAAAGAATTCTTCTACTTCTGGATCAGCGCCCTCAAGAAATTCCTCGCCAATGGTTTGTTGCAAGATATTGCCGCTTGCAATTGACTCAGGCGAAAGATTGTCCCAAAGTCTCTTGAGCAGCGAGGCAGGCCGCTTGGCCCACTGGCCAGACTCAAGGCTTTGCTGCATAGACATGGCGCCGCCTATAACCTGGGTGGGCGCTGAAACAAGACCTGCTTGAAATGCCCTACCGCTTTCCCAGACGTTTTCAGCAGAAGCCTCGTCAAACCTTTCTTGCAAGCGGCTGGCATCCCACGGATCAAGTTTCAGTTGCCCAGAAGCTACTTGGCTTTGCATGGTTTGCAGGGCGACAAGATCGTCTTGCGACATTTCTGCAAGCGGCTTACGCAGCAATTGCGCGTGAGGACGCATGTCTAGTTCAACAAGATCAAGCTGTGCGTCACCAGTGATTTCTGGGCCAATCGGAGGGGCCGGAGCAGGGGCGGGGGCGGCTGGCTGCGAAAGCCCAAGAAGCTGCTCAAAAGCAGAAGGGTCAAAATAGACCTGGCCAGCCACATTTTCTGGTGGAGTAACAGTTGGGTCTGTAACAGGCGCGGGCTGCGAAAGACCAATAAGTTCTTTGAACTTTTCGGGTTCAAAAAAATTATCAGTGTCTTTGTTTTGAAGCGTGTCAGAACGAAAGCTTGGGCCGTTTAACGTAGACATTGACTTTTTTCTTAATCTGCAGTCGCGGGTTTAAGGTTTTTGATAACCATCTGATGGGGTTCAACGCCCTGTCTGTTTGTTTCTTCTTCGTACAATTTTAGCAAATCACTGTGTGAAATTTGCTTGTCACCCGCTAGTTCCCTGACAAGTTCGTAATGCCATTCCAGCGTTTGGGTGGTGCCAGACTCAGGAGCGCTAGGCGCCGTTTCTTCATTTTGTGTCTTTTTCGCCTCGTTAAGGAAATCGAGTCTTCCTGTAACCATGGCCGAAGCAACAGCGTAAAGGATTGCCGCTTCTCCTGGCTTGGTGCTTTCCCACACCATTCGATCAACAGGTTTAGTTGGAAGATTCTTAAAGGATTCAATTGCAAGAGAGACTTGCTCTTCGGTTGGGACAACCGTTCCTCCTCCTCCGTGATCATAGGGCAGCTCCTGGCCCACAAGATCCATTGCTGCATCTGCGCCCGCGTGCCACTCAGCTCTTTCCCAATCGCTATCAGTCATCCTGTTAGTAGAATATCGACCAACAGCCCTCTTTCCCCGTTCCTGAAGCTCAAGTTTGCGTTTATGTGCTTCTTCATCGCGTTCCATAGTCCGCTTGTGACGGGCTTCGTCGCGCTGCAAATCTTGTTCAAACAGAACTTGATCGCGTGCCGTGGTTCGCTCGCCACGAATTTCGTCGCGCTGCAAATCTTGTTCAAACAGAACTTGATCTCGTTCCATAGTTCGCTCGTGACGTATCGTGTCTTGAATCGCATCGACTTCAGCCTTAGTCATTGCCAATGTTTCTTGCTGATCACCCCTCTGTACAACAAGCTCCAATCGGCCCTCTTGCCTCAATTTTTCCATGGCTACGTCTAGCTGGCCCCGAGCTTCCAACGTTTCGAGCGCAGCAGCCTGCCTGTATTGCAATTCAGTAAGACGCCCCCCTTGTCGCATCTCCAGAAGTTCCCTTCGGCCTACCTGTTTGATGCCTTCCATTTCTACGCGGCCTAGCTGTTTTTCTTCTTCGACCGCAAGCTGCCTCTCCTCCATGGCCCCTTGCTGTGCTTCCGCAACTGCCAACTTCAAAGCAATTTCGTGCGCGTGTTCTCTGCGGATTCGCTCACTTTCCGCTTGTTGCCTAAAAGCGGCTTCGACAAAAGGAATAAACTTTGCGTTATTTTCATCGTGCATAGCTTCAAGCATTCGCATTGACGGGCTGGTGGCCAATGTAAAGGAAGCAATGGCATACTTCTTTTCTGCGGCTTCAGCGGCCTTTTGGGCGTCAGATCCCAAAGCTTTTCCGTCCTTGTCTTTTCCCATTTCTGCCGCGTGCAGCTCTGCTTCTGCGTCCTCCAAATCTTTTAGCATTGGGCTGTTTTGAAGACGAGGGTCGTGAAAAAGCATACGAAGCTGGTCTTGGCGTATTTGGTTTGTATTTGCGAACCAGTGCAAGGCTTTTTCTTCAACAGACCACTCCATAAAATGAGGGTGGTCTGCATAAGCACTTGCCCTCACAATAGGACTGTGAGAGCGAATGTTTGTCATCGCATCTCTGCGTGCTTGTTGTTCAGCTCTGCGTTCGGCTGTTTGAACTCGCCTTTCGGCATCCTTGCGCTTTCTTTCGGCTTCTCTTTGGGGCCGGTTCTTTCTGTATTCCCACTGCTTTTCTGCAACCCTGCGCTGGTCTTCTGACCACCCTTCAAACGACTCTGGAACAATATCCATTGCTTCTGAGGACAAAACGTGGGCTTCATATCTTGCCCTCATAAGCGAGGGCGGGGAATTAAACCTCTTCCAGAGATCAAATGGCATACGCTTTGATTCTTCTATGCCAGAAAACTCTTCTTCGTAATCCGTTTTCATTTGTGCGGAAAGCGTGTTTTGTTCTTCGGCTGTAAACTGGTTCCACGCGCCGCGTGTGGCGGGCCCCTCGTATCCCCCGCCACCATTAAAGCCAGAATTTACGTTGCCTATCGGCGGGATAAGAATGTTGCGAATTGCGGGGTCCGCAATAAGCCTTGCCAGTTCCCTTTTTACTGCAGGCGGGCAATTGGGGTTGTTGTAAACCCTGGAAAAGCTGATGTTACCCACGGCCATTTCCTCGACCATGTTGCCAAACTTTTCATTGCCCATGCCTTCTCCATAGACAAGGTCAAGGGTCATTTCAGTAATTTCTTCTCGTAGCTTTTCTCGCTCAAGTTTGGCAATTTCCACAGCCTTGGCCAGTTTTTGGTCTGGTGTGAGGCTTGAATCAGAATCAAGTTCGCCAAGCTGCCGAGAAACTTCGCTACGCGCAATGGGGTCAGTTGTTTCTCGGCTTAGTTCTTCGAGAAGCCCCTGGTTTCTTGCTCCTGCGTTATTAGCCAAAACTTCGGCTGCAGGAAATTCATCCGCAAAAGGCTTCACGTCAAGCATGTTTGAAGACATGCTAAAACCAAACGCCATCATTCCTGCGGTTGCTGCATTTTCTGCACCAAAGTTTGCGCCGCTAGTAGTTGCTGCGGCTTCACCCGGTACGATTGTACCACTAGGACCCATCGCGCCAGATGCGCCAGAAAGAGGGCCGCTAACGCCCCCTGCTGCAGCGCCCCCTGGACCACCCGCCAAACCGCCCCCCATGAAGGTGCCAAATCTTGGGGTTTGGCCTTGCATTGCCATTGCGTCTGCTTCTAGGTTTGGAACGCCACCGCTGCTCCACGACACATTTCCAATGCCTCCGCCACCGCCTCCGCCTGTCATGTTCATGGGGGCGTTTGGATCGCCACCAACAGCCGCACTGCCTATTGTTGCTGAACCTTGGCCATAAGGATTTGAGCCTTGTTGTGCTTGGCCTGGGTCTATTGCCTCTCCCATTGATCTAGCGCCTGCGCTGCGATTTGTAAATTCCGCTCCAGACATGCCAGATGTGCCAATTGAGGGGTTGCCAAAAAAGTCTGAGCCCGCCATTTGCTTTTCGGCAGTGAAGTCGCTGTATTCTTGCACTACTTCATCACCTGGCTTGAGGCCAAACGGGTTGGGTGCATTATGCTTTTCTGGTGGACCATGATGGGGACTTGCGGGCGTCCCAGGTTGGGTGTTCTTTTTTGCATACCCAGGACCGCGCAAGCTGCGCCGCCATTCTTCAAATTTATCGCTCGCCTCTTTGGATTCTGGGGTTTCATGCATAGTGGCACCCCGATCAGGGTCCGGCCTCATAAGATCGTACGGATCTTGCCCCCCCTGTTCTATGTACGCTTCGAGATCGTCGTGGTCCTGTTCGGATGTGGTTGTGGATTTTTCCGTAAGCCCCCACTGATCTAACAAATCGTTTCGGGCTTGCTCGGCTTCGCGGCGATCACCAGTAAGATCCAGAAGCTCTTCCTGGGCTTTTTTGTATTCAGGTGAGTCCAGAAGCCCTTGCCGAATCATTTCTTCTGCTGTTTCTTCTGCTGTTCTTCTTCTATTCCCGCCCCGCTGTTCTCGCGCCAATTTATCCCTTTCTTTCAACCGCATTTCTCGAACTTCGTATACCGACAACCCAGTAGTTCTGGCAAGCTCTTCGTCACTCGTAAGCTCTTTTTCTACGGGCTGAGATGAAGTTCTCTGTCTTCGCCGCCCAAAGCCGTGATCTGTACCCTGCATCTGTGTCATTACTTGTCCAATCAGGCAATCAGGCTGTCAGCAATAGCGGACCCGCCAGCGGAGGGGAGGTTGTAGTTAAAAGAGGCGGTGTTAAAAAAGCGGTCAAAGTAAAATTGCCACTTGTTTGCGGGGGGGCTTGCAGAATGAGCATACGTTACCGTAAACGTGTCGCCAGTTCTGTAGTCAGCGCTACCTCGCACAATGATAAAACCTGGACCGCCGGGGTACATCTGAACTCGTTCTGCAAGAACCAGCTCATCAATTACAATTGACACGCTATTTGGAATTGCCGTGGTTACTTCCATGGCAAACCGAGCGTCTGTGGGAATTTCGGTATCGCTCAAATCCCATGGCTGGGAAACGTGGGTCCAACTTGTCCCAACGGCTGACAAGTCGAGCGTTTTGGTTGCGCTTGTTGCGCTTCCAGATCCGTTTTCAATGACAAACTTCATTGCTGCGCTTCCGCCCACAGTTCCGCTGCCCGCAGCAATTCTTACGCGACATGAAAGAATGTAATTCTTGTTGGCAAGAACTTTTCCTCTTGTTCCATTTGGAGTATTGAATTCCTGATAAATCTTGTGTTTCCACCCACTGGAATCTCCGTTAAGTTGCAAGCTGCCAGTACTTTCGGTGTTCCAAATGTAGGCCGCAGTCGTGTTCTTGACTTGTGGCCCAGATCCACCCGCAAACGTAGCGCTTCCAACTTGCGTTGATGTCCAGTTGGTTATGACGTTTGTTGAATCCCAATTCTCAAAACTGCTGTTTCTCAGGATGTTTTTGCCAGCACCCCTAAGCCTCCCCAGGTTGCCGTCTGTCTTCGCACAAGTGACTTGCATGTGCTTGGTAATTCCACTGCCTGCTGGCCAGTCAGAGTTGAACTTGCTTTTGGCCTCTTTCCCCATAACCTTAAAAGCTTCTCGCCCAAGAACAGAATCTCCAGATTCATCTTGGACGCATTCAATGTTCAAGACTTCTCCGTAAATTGTCTGATAAACAGTAGAAGACGACATGATGCTTTTTGGCAAATTGCTGTTGACGATAACTGTCCCGTTTCCGGCGTTTGACCCCCCTGCGGCAACCGTTCCAGATGTCGAATAGTTGACCGCTTCGACATAATAGCTGCCTTTCATGTCCTGGATTAAGAACCAAAGTGCTTCTCTCAAAGACTTGGGTTCTTTTGAAAGACCGGTCCTGACTGTTTCCATCAAAATTCTAATTGCCGCGTTTTGGATGGCAGTAAAATTTGCAGAAAGAGGGGCGTCAAACGTCTTAAGGCGAGCGGGCAAGCCACCTAGCTGCCACATGTCGGCGTTGGTAAACTCATCAAGAACATCCTCAACTTCCGTTCTCAGGTTTCCCTGAAAAGTTTCCATGATTTCGTGGACGTAAAAAAGCTTGCCCAACCGCGTAAACAAACCGTTTGTGCCAGTGTAGGTAATCGCCATGTCTTAAACCGTTCTTTCTCGAATGCCTTGCCCAATTACAGACAAAACAAGAGCAGAATTAGATGCCGCTTCCGCTTCTATCCTGTATCCAAGGCCAGGATAAATGGGGTAATTTTCGTTGAAAGTGATCGTGCTGTTGGCTGGGCAGGATTGAATCCAAAGAAGGTGGTCTGTAATTGTCGAGCTTTGGTGGATTATCGGCACAACGTACACCTTGGCAATTACGGCGCCTCCACTGTAATTGCTGATGTACAACAATCCGCCATTGGACTGACCGGCGTCAATCGGGCTTCTGACTGTTGTCAGCGGTGTTTGGCTGTTGATCTTGCCCACTTGGGTCCTGGTCCTTTTGTTTGTATGGGAACATCTTATTCAAAGCCTTGCGTCTTTGTTGGCACTTTCCACAGGGCTTGATTCCCACAGCCTTTGTTGCTTTGGCAATGGTGTCGCCAAGGCCCTTTGAGGGAGAAAGCTCCTTTGTGTTATCGACCAAATCTGGTTTCGGGTCTGTTTTAGCGCCCCGTTGTCGATTCCTAGAGTTTTCTCTTATTTCGTCAATATCCACAGTATGGAACATCTTTCTGCCATTTTTGATTGTGATGTTTTTTCGCTTCTTGCACCCAAGGCAATCCCCCGGAGTTGGGCTTCCGCCAAAAAGACCGATGCTGCAGCGAATGTCATCTTCCAAAAACATGCAGCTTTGTTTGTCTGTGTTCATTTAGGTGTACCCCATTGTCAATTGAGAAAAGATTTTCCCCACGGTCCATCCCCCACAGTTTACGCTTGTTGTGTTTCCTCCGCACAAACCGCACGGGTGGCCGGGGCTTGCCCTGGAAAGATCGCATCCGGTAAAGCCGGACACCCTGTACTCTTCTCCGACGCCATAGGCATTGATACTCCCCTGCATCAGGCTAGAAACCGAATTGAGTTCCAGCGCATTAAAAATTATCTGGCCATTTGCATTGTATTCGGCCATGATTTCAGTAAACACGGCGCCGTCCGGCTCGCACCCAGCGGGGGGGCTGACACCGCAATTTTCCATAACTGCTATTGCTTGTGCTGGCCCAGTTATCCAGCCATTATTTTGCTGCACAACGTAGGCAAAATTGAGATATGCGTCCGAAGTAGCGCCGCCACGGCACGGGTGATCTACCGCATAAAGGGTCCTAGACCAAAAGAGAGAGTTCAAACTGGTGTCCGTAGGAAAAAAAGCCAAGTTTATTAGCACGTTTCCAATACATGGATCTGAAGGACTTGGGGTAAAAATTAATTCCCCAACCCACTCACCTGGAACTTCAACCTTTCCAGAAGTTCCAATTGACCAGCTTACTGGTGCGGCTCCGGGCACGCCCCCGTGGCGGCATGTGGGCAATGGGCAGTTTCCTGTGTTGTTTGACCCGTTGCAATAGTGCCCCAAAACAATTCTGGGCACCTCAATAGAACCGGCCTCGTAAACTTGGAAATAATTCGGGCCATTGCTTGCTGAACAAAACGTAATGCTTTTAACTTCTAGTTCCAAGCCGAGGTGCATGTTCCCATACATCGAACAGCCCTTTGGGCAATTTTCCAAATCTCCGGGGTCGCACCAAGGAATGTCTCCGGGCGGTTGCCCACATTCAATGTAGTCTGTGACTCTCTTTTTGCCATCACAATTTGATTGCGGACAGCAACTGTCATCAATGGCGTCACAATTTGGTATTGACTTTTGCGTGGGCGAGTTGAGGGGTGTATACCCCGGCATTGAGGGGAGTGCGCCACAGTTGTCAGAATCAGAGCAACTAAGCCACCTTTCAGTATCGGACGCTCCACAAACAAATTCTGCTTGGCCTGGGCTGTCTTCGTAAGGGTTGTCGCTTGCGCTTCCAAATTGATACTCGTATGTGGTCGTTCCATAACATTCAGGCCAACTGTCTTCTTTGCCGCCAGAGCAAGCGCATTCGCCGCCGTATTCAAACGCGCTCTTAAAATCCATTGCAATCGTAATTGTGTGCAAGCCTTGCCCTGCGTCACAGCAGTCGCCTTCAAGCGTACAGGGTCCGCCGCCGGGATTTCCCTCACAGTCGATTTCATTCCCCTCTTGGTCGTATCTTGGCAGGCACCTGCAATCGCCAGTGTCTTCATCTTCACAACACTGAAGAAATTCCGCTGGGCAATTTTGACCCCAGTCGCAACAATCTTCAGGCGGCTCAGGGTCACAGTCGTCGGGGGGGCAATTACATATTTCTTCTACTTCATTGTTGTCGCCAAAGTCGTTGTAGCCAACAAATTCGCCTGCCCATTCGCACCATGGCATAGCCCGCACAAAACATTCTTCACCGGAAGTTCCTCCTTGCGAAGTTTGGCAGGCATTGTTTATCCAGTCCCAAGGTGTTTGGCATTCAAAATCAGGGGGTATTTCATCGATCAAGCCACACGGGTTAAACCCGCAAGCTACGACTTCCCCATAGGCGTTGGGAGCCTGTTTGACCACAAAGCACTTGTCATCGTAAAAGTAAACAGGTTGAGCATTTCCTCTTCGGCTTTTGGGAAAACAACCGTGGCCCGCGCACGTTCCTGAACACTGCCTTACTTCTACAAGTTCGCCATCTATGTAAACGTGGCATGGGCACATGCATCGGTCATACCCCTCTTCAATTTGCTCTTCACAGCAATCTTCGCACCCAGGCGATTGGTTGCCCTCTCTCATGTCTACCCAGAGCAAGTAACACTGTGCAGCTTGTCTTGTGCCATCGGGGAGACAAGGAGGGCACAATTCATTGGCAATATAAAGGCAACAACCCTGGCAGATTTGGCCGCAATCGGGAATGCATTCTTGATCAAATCTTGGGTAAACCCCACTTTGAATAATCAATATCCAAACCTTCCCCTGCCGCTAGAACCGGATGCAATCCCTCCCCCAAGATTGTTCCCAAGGTCTGGCCCAATTGTTTCCGAATCGCTTTGTTGGGCGAATCCTTCATCATCTTCTGCACAAGTAAGGCAAGGTTGCACAACTGCGGCAAAGTAGTAAAAGACACTTTCGCCCAAAACTCTGTCAACATTAAGGCACGCCCCGCAGTCCAGCGGGCCATCATCATCATCGTCATCGTCGTCGGGGTTTGTTGCATTGCAAACAGCAGCGTGCATTATCACGACGACGCCAGGACTAATCCCCTCTCCAATGGGTTTCTTGCTGCAACTAAACTCCCGAAAACAAAAGTTGTCGGGCGCTAGTGATGGAGGAATCGTGGGCCCCGTGTCCTTGTCTTCGGAAGACCCGCACACAAGACCTTCTTCGTAAACATTAGAAGCAAGGAAATATCCCCCAAACGCTGCGTTTTCTTCAATTTCACCAGTGGTTTCATTTATTACAGTTCGGGGCCTGTAAAGTTCTCGGCAGGTATAATTGCACCCGTTTGGGGAAAACCCACTGTTTTCAGTAATTAATGCGGGGAACGATCTTGATGTTGAAACTGAATCGGGGTCGCCGCCCATAACGTCTCGAACAGATTGTTCAAACATTGGAACATATTGCTGCAAAGACTTTACGTCTTCGGCAATTTCCAAAAGGTATTCGCGCCAATCTCTGTTTAGCCACGATTTGCTTGGGGGTGTTCCGGGCATTTAGGCTCTACTTAAAAGAGGAAGTTGCTTTCGTCCCAGCCGTCATTGTCTGGGTTGACGGAAAACAATGTCGTGTCAACTGCGTTGGTTTCGCAGTTGTAGTATTCTTCAAAAAAGAAATCCGAGCGTGCTGTGAATTCGTAGAACCCTTTGTATTTGTAGGTTGTGCCGCCCTCCGAAATGAGGCCGCCACTCTCGTCCATTGAGATTCCATCAAACCGCACAGAGTAAGAGGGCCAAAAGATTCCACCAAGATTGCCCCCTCTGTTCCTGCCTCCGAGCCACTGAAGGACACCCCCGCCAAATGAGGCTGGGTTTCTGGTTGTGAAAAAGGGTAGGCGTATTTTGACTTGTCCAACAGTTGTCACAATCGAATACTTTTGTGCGCTTCCTCCTGTGTCGCACCGAAAATCAGGCGGAACAAGTGACTCTCGGGTTTCTGGGTTTGTGTAAACCCTTTTGGCCGCAACCTCGGCTCGCATACTCATGGAGTTTGGCAAGTTTGCGGCCCCACCAGCAACGCCTGGGATAATAAAGTAAGAAGCTGTTACCAGATACTTGTCCGCCCCAAGGGCCGCAACTTCTACTGTCTGCAAAGGTAGGGTGGCATCAATTGGGTGAACAATTGCCGACCCCGCCTCGTTGTTGAGAACGGGCCCCAGCGGGGTTGCGTTGTTGTTCCCTGCGTCCTCACCTTTCATGTCCCTTGTGATGTCATCATGAATGCCCATGTTCGTGTCTGTTCCTGCGTTGTGAACCAGGAATTTACGAATGGACTTGGACCTCCGGTAATCGTATGAGCTTATTACATACGAAGACCCAATTGTGTCGCTTTCAATGATGGTTGTAGTCATGGTGTTTGATCAAAAGGGGTAGTAGTATTGGGCTGTAACAATCCAGCGGTCGCGCCCCACCTTGCTGGCTGTCATGGTCTGCAGTGGAAGATTGGAATTGGATACCCCAAAGTTGTGGGGATGCGTTGTTCCAATAGTTGTTTTGACTGAATTGATAATGGTGTCTTTTGTTTCGGTGGTAGAACCGACAAAAAACTTCCTTACAGCTCTTTGTTGCTTGTAATCTTTCCCTGTGTAATGGGTCATTTCTGATCCAGGGATGTCATAGGCAAGTATGCTTACCGTCATTTTTAATCCAATGCGTTGTCAACCGCTGACCGCAATTGCGTGACTTCGGAAAGCAACTGCCTAATGGTTTGGTCCAAAGCATCAAGTTTGGCTTCAACCCCTGACATGTCTACTGCAGGCTGTTGGATTTCGCTTTCTTCGTCAGCCATTAAGTTGCTTCCGTAACTGGGTGTGTGTTGCCACCGAATGATGATGTAGTCCTGCCGCTCAACGATACTCCAACAAACGGTTGGTCTACGTCAAAGTTGATGTTACATCTTTCCACTGCCATGCGAAATTTTACTTTGCGATCTTCCCCCGCTGAGGCAGTGGAATTTTGACCAACACCAATCAGGAAAATGACATTGACAATGTTGTTACTCTCGTTTTCGAGACTTGCCAGACCTATTGCTGCAGTTGCTTTTGCAAAACCAGAAATTGAAGCTTGCCCAACACCACGGCGAAGGCTCAACAGATTGAGATCATCAACGTCGTCACCCGTCAAATTGCCAGACATTTCCCCTGTAGCATCAATAAAATCTGTTCCAAACGATAGCTGTGCCGAGGTGACAATAAGATCATAAGGCGAAGAGACGCCCCCCCCGATGGGAGTAATTGCGGCTATAGCCTGACCGCTGTCTCCAACGAACGGCTTCAGGGCGTTGGGCGCACCAGAAGAGCGTCTTGGCATAGCTTACGACTGCGTGCCTACAACGATCCAAGTTGCAGAACCAAAAGTGCCAGTGTTGATGTAAAGCTTTCCGTTTGTGGTGTCAACACCGAGGGCGCCTCTGCCAAATCCAGACTCGCCGTTATCGCCGCTGACTGCTCCGGCCTTAATTTTAATGAACTTTCCCTCGAATCCAGCGGCTCCGGCTTGATTGGAACCAAGACCAGCAAGAAGATCGTGACCAGGCATATTGTTTTACCTCAATAAAGTGTGCTGTTGTAAGTGACGTTGTTGTTCGGATCTCGATACTTGGGGAAGTCCAGTCTCTTGTCAGAGCTGTCTCCGTTGTACCCAAAGTACTCGATCCGGGAAACTGTTCGATCCTGAGCTACTGCTGATTGTAGCTGCTGCGCGTAAAGCCTTGCAAACGTCCCATTGTTGGGGTGATCTGCATAGCCCTCTGCAATAGCCAGGGCGGCATTGATCACAATGCCTTCATACCGGTCAGGAATGACCTCTGAGCCATCCCCGTCAGTGTGCGTAATGTCATTTAAGTACCCGTACCGAAGCACATAGTCAGCGTCCGGTGGTGGGTAGAACATGAACTTGCTCAGTTTTTCGTCATAGGAAACGTACTGCGGCCTGTTTGGGGAGATCGTCTTGGCCGAGTACATATTCATCATGGTGTTCCAAGGGATCACCTCAATGTGGGGTTTGCTGGTGTTCAGGTCATGAACCATGGGCCCATCGAACCCACTGAAATGCGTCGCCGCATCATGAAACACCTGATAGAAAGTAAACGACACCCCTGTGGTTTTGGCTGAGACATCAAGGTCGGCGTTTGATGCGGCCAGTGTCATGGTGGTTGCCGTCAAAGCAGAAGGAATGTGCCAACCATCTGCAATGCCAAGGCCAGAAACCTCAACGACGGTAGTTTTTTGATCTGAGCCGCTAAAAGCCCATGTAGGGACTGCTCCGCCACCAGTAAAATTAAAGGTGATGGTTCCGTTGGCAACCACAGGGCCACTCGAAGCGTCCAGCTTGCTGTTTGCGTGTGACGCCGTGTAGGGATCATTCAGGTACGCCGCGCTGTTGGATCGAAGCCACGACCAGATATGGGACACCCGTTCACCGGGCATTGGCGGGGGCATCAGGAAGTCCTTGAGTGCCCTGTCCGCAATGTTGGTGATCAAGTTTCCAGTCCCAGTAGGGGCACCAGAGGCATCCGAAGCGTAGCCGTACCCAAGGAAGTGGGAAACCTCACTAATCAGAACACCGGCAGTTACGGCCATGTCAATACAGCCTTGCGACTAGAGCGTTTGCCTTGCAAGTCAAAGAGCCCATGTACACGCTAAAAATGACCTTCTGGAATGCGCTGATGTCCGCAATGGCGCAAATGCCTGCATCATCAGGCGTACCGCCTGCGCCAGCTATGGTCAAATTGGCAGCATCAACTGAATTGGTGGGGGTGCCTCCAGAGGCCAGGGCAGACCAGAGCGAACACTTTTCGTCCGTAGCCGCACCGCACCCAACAAACTGAGAGTAAGTTGATCCGGTTGTTGGGTGAATCAAATCAAGCTGGCCAGTGCCACCGGAAATATACATGTTGTTGTCCAGAACCGCTGCTGCGCCACCGCTAGTGACTGTTCCAAGCGTCACCTTGGAAAGGTGGGTCACAAGAATGGGGTTGCTGCCAAAGGATGTTTGGCTTGTTTCGCCCATCCCAAAAACACCGTACACATCCATTGTGGCATTGGTCGTACCCGATCCAGAGGCGGCGTAAGATCCAATCAGAGGGGCAACAACAAGACCTTTTGCTCCATCGGTTTCCACCACAGCGATTTTCGCTGCAGCAAGATCTTCGTCCAGCCGCTCCTGGTTAATGAACTCAGCGGAGTCTCCGTAAGCCTCATCTCCATTGCTTACAAGGTCGTTTGTTCCGTCGAGCCAAGAAAACCCGGTGTTAAACATGGGTGGTTACCTTTTTTTCTTTGCCTTGCCCTTTGCTCCCATTTTTGTGAGCTTGGACTTGGTTGCTGATGATCTGCGGCTTTTCATTCTTGACTTGCCGCCGCTGGTTGGGTGCGCTCCGCCGCCGCCGCCTTTAGGCATAATTGGCCTCCCTGTTTTTACTTGGACTTTTTGCCCTTGGGCTTTGTGTTCTTGGTTTTCTTCTTGGGCTTTGGTGGGCGCCCAACCTTGGACCCATAAGTTCCTTTGCCTTGTGGCATTTTACATTCCTTATTCTTCTTCGTCCAAATCGTCTATTTCAATGACCATAAGGAGGTCCATGGCAATGTCAAACAAAACTCCCGCCACCTGCCACTTGTCCAGCTCGAATTCTGTCATCCAGTAGATCGAGTGTTTCTGGACTTCAGCCTTCATTTTTTCTGCAGCAGAAAGCATTTATGGCATCCTTACGAGTTCTGCTTCCCAACATCGGCCATTTAGCCGAGAAGGTCTATCCCAATAACATTCTACAATGGCCATGGCTGTCCCCCATTGGCTTGTGTCTTTTCTTTTCATGTAATGTGGATTCAGGGGCCCACAGGTTCCAACATTGGAGTACCAAAATGGCAGAGGTATCTTGGCTGTTCTTCGGCATTGGGTTGGCTCTACTGGCCTGTGCGTATGCCCTCGAACGGTCAGGCTAAATGGGACCCACCCACATGCCCCCAGGATTTGCAATCCCTCAAGTTCGTCAGAATTTTGAGCGGAATCGAATCCGTGGTAGAAATGGCATTGGCCGACCCTATAAACCCCCTTTTTTGATTTTTCGTAGGGCACCCAATACCAGTCTTTGAACTCCTTGCCAAATTCTGGGTGAAGGTTCCAGTCTACAAGACCTCTAAGCGATTTGGGGATTCTGCGGGGGTCTTGCGTCTGGATGTTGTCATCGTGGTTTCCTGTGTTAATCCACCTGATGCAGTCTTTTGGGATTACTTCTCGGATGGATTTCAGGAAATTGCTGGCGTGTTCATATTCATCGGAAAGCGAATGATCAAATTCATTTGCGTGGACGCTGGCAGCGCCAGCTTCAAAAACATCCCCAAGGTGCCCGAAATGGGTCAGGTCAGGTATGTTGGACAATTGGTCCAATAACCAGGCGTGTGTTTCTGACGGGGTAAAAGGAGAGTGGGTGCAAGATATGACTGCAATTTTGGCCTTACGGCGTTCCCTCATTGTTTTTCCAGCCGCCTAGAAGAATTGTCAAATCTTCTCCGTTGACAAGTCTGTCGTTGTTTAGGTCCCAGGGGCTTTCTTCGGCACCCCATTCCGACAATAGCTTTAAAAGGTCATCGGGACCAAATTGGGTTTGCATGACAAAAAACAGAAAATGGCGTGGGACAGCGACCGGCAAAATTTGCCTATCAGAGGACGTTCGGCACCACTCAACATCAATTGTTTCGTCTTGTTGGTAAACCCAATCGAAACGCAGCATGGGTTCGCCGGGGTCGCTTGAAATGGCTGGCCCAGCCAATCGGCCATCTTTCGGAATTTCAAACGTATATTCCATGCAGGGCGAATTGTTTTCTTCGGTCATGTAAAGGGTTGCTGTCCCGGCATACACAGTTCGGGGCCCGTCAGACCAAGATTCGTATTCTATGTCCCACTCAAGCTCTGCTGAAAACAAGAGTAGCGGGATGGCAAAAACAAGGGTAGTCATTTTTTTCTTGGCCTAACTGAAAAGGGTATAGCCGTGGCAAACACAGCCAGAACCGCTGGCCCAGGGATGTTGGCGGATGTCATTTCGTCAACTTGGCCTTTGAATGAATTTAGGGTTTCCATCCACTCAAGGAGAGAATCCAGGGATTCTTTGCCCAAAACAGCGCCGATCCCAACGACAATGCACATCAAGACAAAGACTTTTTTGTCCAGCTTTTGTATCTGCTGGTCTTTTGTTTTCTGCAGCCTCTGGCACTGGTTTAATTCGTGCTGAAGGTGGTCTGAGTCTTTTTGGCGGCACTGTTCGCAGATGTACTGATGCTCTTCGGGCATTTACTTCTGCCAGCGACCACCGGTAATAAGCTTCAGGAACTGGTCCTTGAAGATCACTCCAGCACCGAAAGAAACGCCACACATAATGATCATGAACCAGATAGTCCCAAAGAAACTAGACATTGATGCGATAGTGGTCATTTTGTTTTTTTCTCCAAAAGAATTTGTTTGACCGTTTTGTAAGTCCACGCTGCACTGATCATTCCAGTGAACACCAGCGCGGGAGCAAACAGGTAATCCGAATACCGGGCAATCCCGTAATTCAAGATTACCAAAATCAGACCGCCAACCACCGGAAACCAGCCTCTCTGGCCTTTGCTGATCACCAGTAAGACCATTCCGGCGATCAGGCATAGCCCTCCTATGCCGCTGAGAACCGTGAGGGTTTCTGACGATTCCCTCATCCCCTCCAACATGTTTGATGCTTTTCCCGAAGAGTAGTCCAGGGGAAGTGACTTACAGGAACACAGGCCAATAAAAACAGCCGCAATGGCCACTCGGAAAATCATTTGATGTCCTTGCGAATGGTAAAAGCTTTCTCAAAGTGTTGATTTAGCTTTTTGCTGTTGCTGGTTATGCGTGTTTCGTGTGCATCAACACGATGTTCGAGTGCCGTTATTTTGGTGTTTGACCGCCACAAAAACCCAAAAATGCCCAAAATAGCGGGGCCAGCGATGCTAAGGCCAATTGTAACCAGGTGAGATTCCATTTTTACTTCTCCCGATTTTCCAGACGCTCAACCCGATTTTTAAGGTCCTGCATGAGATGGGCGTGGTTAGCATCGTTGGCCTCTGAGAGTACTTGGGATTTCACTAAATCTTGGGTTATGTCCCTGAGTTCCCCAATCCTTTCACTGTTCATATCCACTAAATGATCGCGCCTGCCAACAGCCAAAAATATCGCTGCGGCAGTGGCGCACAAAACCAATGTTTGGACAATTGACCAAGGGTCTGTTCTGCTTCCGTCGCTTTTCATTCCTGGGCTCGTTTTGGGTGTTTGGGCCACATTCGCTATCGGCAATTTGCGGGTTTACCTGTTCCGGTATTCTCTACCCAGAGAAAATGTTGACAGACCGACCCCTTGCGGGGCCGGTGTCTTCTCACTACCCGTCGAATTACGTCTGACGAGCCGCTGCGCGTGTTGTGGCATCGCGCAATTTCACCCTGCCTCGGAGAACACGGACTAACGGGCGAAGCAGTGTGTCGGTGCGCCGACTTCGCCGTTCTCCAAAATGACGCTGCGAAGCCGCGTCAAAGCTCACTGGCTGTCCTCAGACTCTATCTCGCGCCAGAAACAAGCACTCTAATTGTCTACTTCTTTCACCAAAATTTCAATTCCCCCGGCAAGATCTCCCTCGGATTTCCTTTGTTCTACCACCAAACTGGTGTGCTTCGGGCTGTCGTCTTGAATAATGCCCAATCCGCCTTTCGTCTTCAAGGCGTCCAAAATGAACTTGCACCCGCCGTATAGGTTGTCAATGTCAAACGCCCTTTTTCTTTTCCCCCAGAGTCTTGTGACCCTGATTTCCACACGGTTTTCATACTGAGGAAGCGGCTTGTCTCCATAGGCCATGACCATGTGGAGTAGGTTTTTGTAAGCTTTTTTCCTTACGGCCCAATGCATACGCATCAATTTGTTTGGATTTATCAGGTCGTACCCAGGGATGTAGCAGCGCCACGGATCAGATTGAGTAGATCCTGTCTCTGGCACCCTTGGTACATCCATTCTCGTAGATCCTTTGCTGGCGGTGTGGCTACAGAAACACTCTTCGACTTTCCAGCAAGCGCCTCTGCAAGTTTTTGTGCCCCAGTTTGCCCCGGCCCGTCCGAATCCGCAAGTATGCAAACGTGTTCATTTTCCAGCAACTCGGCAAGCAGCTTCTGGCCACCCAAGCAAGAGGGCCTGCCTACTGCTCGGAAATCAAACTCAACACAAACGGCAGTGTCAGTGGGCCCTTCACACACAACCACCGGGCGCTTATCAGAATCAAAACCTTTTGGTATGAACAGGCCCTCACGGCTCCCCTTGAATGCAAATTTCTTTCCTGCAGACTGCCTGACCCGTATCCCGACCAGTTGGTACCCCTTCCGAAACATGGGGAAACAATACCCGCGCTTTGTGCTGCTGTACCCAACCCACATCTTCAGCCAGGTTTCCTCGCTGATCTCCAGATTCTCAGAAATGGACTTGAGCATCTTGTCGCCCTTTTTGAGCATCAAGCTTTTCATCATGTCCGCTTTAACGGAGTTGTGTAGGGGAAGGTCAGAGCGGTACGTTTGTACCGCTTCTCTCCACTCGGCCTCTTTGCCGGGTTCGTACTTGCTTTTGGCAAAAACGTGAAGGTAGCCGCTTCCGTCGATGTACTTCGAGCTGCCCTGCTCTGTTCTCGGACAAATTGCCGCGTTCCCATCGGACGCGACAAGGCACCAATCTTTTGCGCCGCACACAGGACACTTCTTCCTTGCAGAAACCCTTTCAAAGGCACCCATGTTTACCCCTTCTTGTTGATCAGCCGGTCGATTTGATCTGAAGCCTCACGGAAAGTCAAGTTGGAACCGTCAACGCCGAGCTTGTTCAGCAACTTGGCCTGCTTGAAAGTACAAAGGTCGTTCTTTCGGCGGTGCAGGACGCTGTCAAACAGAGCGCACTGCTCGGCTGGGTTGTGCCCACTCGGGTCAATTCCAGCCCTCCGCAAGACACCCAGTTGCTTCTCTGACAAACGCCTCTTGTACCAACTGGAAAACCGCTTCGACTTCACGGAAAGAATGTCGAACGGGTCCGTACTCTTTGTTTCGTATTCAACATTCGCCCGAATACCCTTGCGCTTGCGGTGTATTTCGCGCTGTTCCTCCTGGCTCATGTCTTCGTAGTCGGGGGCCGGGTCATCCTCTTCGTAGTCTGGGAATTCCTGCGGATACCCCGACTCCTCCTCCCGAACGATGGGCTCGCCATGCTCGGTCCAATCAACATGCTTGCCGCCAAGCACATCCTTCGCGCACATCAAACTGTGCCTACCTGCGTTCCCGACAAAGTCCACGATGGTAAGCCGAGCCTTTTCGCTCTCCGCAATTGCCTGCTTCCTGAGTTCCGGGTCCTCAATGCCATCAAGCACGCCCGTGAGCGGCCTTGTGCCGCGCCCACAACACTGGGCGTAAAGGGCCCGTGACTGGGTTGGTCTAGCCATCGATACGCAAGCAATTCCAGGTACATCAAACCCTTCAGTAGCAATCCCTACGTTCACCAGAAATTGAATCTTGCCAGAAACAAAGTCCCGAACGATCTTCTGGCGTAAGTCTTTGGCCATCTTGCCATCAATTGTCGCCGCAGCCCCCGGTTTTGTACGGTTGATAATCTCCGCCATGCGCTCTGCGTGCGCTACTCTGGTAGCGAAGATAACCGTCTTCTTGTCTCCGGCAATTTCCATAGTGGGCACGACAACGCCGTGGAGATTCTTTTCCTCTTCCATGATCCGGCCAAGGTCGCCCTGATTGAAATCGTTGCCCACGTTGCGGCAGGTGGAAAAGTCAAGTGATTTGACGTATACGCGATGTACGTCAAGTGGGACAAGCCATCCATCATCAATGGCGTCGGACATTTCATATTTGAATGCAACGGACTCGAACACCTGGCCGAGCGCAAGATCGTCGGCGCGGTCTGGGGTTGCGCTAACTCCAACCACTTTGCACCCAGCCTTGGCGAAGCGCTCAATCACCCTTCGGTAGGAAGGGGCGCAGGCATGGTGCGCTTCATCTATGACAAGAAGAGAAAAGTCTTCTGCCTTGAATCGCTCCATCCTCCTGCGGTATGAGCCCGCATTCAATGTCTGCACACTGGCAACCACGACCTTGCTTCTGTTGAAAAAAGACTTTTCGTTAGACTGAAGCTCGGCCATTTCAATTGAGGGCCTTTCGCCCGTCACTGTGTGAATTTTGTCTGCAGCCTGATGAACAAGGATGTCCCTGTGAGCAATCACAAGCGCACGCTTCCGCGCAAGCTGCGCCGCCTTGGCAAAGACAATGGTCTTCCCGGTTCCTGTCGGCATGACAATCAGTGCCGACTGGTGTTCTCGCAAGCTTGTTTTCAAGCCGTCAATAGCTCGCTCTTGGTAGTCGCGTAGGAGCATTTATTCCCCCATTCAATAGTCAGGCATGTCGTTGCCGGGGTCCAGGTCTTCGTTGTCCCTCGGGTCGCAGGTTGCGGCTGCGTCTGGGTCATAGTTCTCGGAGTCATAGCTGAGTGGGCTGTGTTCAACACCCTTTGGCGACTGAAGTGATTTGGGCGCCTCCTCAAACACAGATTTGGGAACCCACCCCAGACCGTGACAAGCCGTGCATTCAGCGCCATCCCTCACGCCGGTTCCAGAACAGTAGGGGCAGGGTGCGTGGGGCCTCGCCATTTTGAGCCCCCCCTTGAGGTTTGCAAGATCGTGGCGGAACTCATCGATGTCAATCCACATCCCCTCCTTCTGGGCGGCGATGGAATTGATTGTGGTTCCAATGCGGTGAAGCGACTTCAAGCAATAGTGGAAATCTTCATCAAGGCGCCTGTAGCTGTTTTCAATCTCCGACTTTTCCTCTTTGCCAATTTCGGGCGCGTCTTCGTCTTGCGCTTGTTCGGCAAGAACACTGCTCTTGATTCTTTTGAGTTGTGTTCCGGTCACAAGTCCAGGATCACTGACTTCATCCACAGCACGGGTAAACACCTCGACCTTGTTTTCGTCTGACAAGTCACTGAGCTGTCGCGCCTGCCACTCGTTTTCAATGGGCACGATTTCTTTGACCTCGACGGCCTTCATCATCTTCCGCGCCCAATTGCTCCCCTTCTGCCAGCGCTCGGCGCAGTAGTCCTCGAAAGACTTGTAGTTACCTTGCCAGAGCTTTTCGTTGCGAATCTCCAACAAGTTCATGCCGATACGAAACACCGCCTTGAGGTCTTCAACGATCTCGGTTTCCAGTGTCAGCAATCGGTGGGCGTCCGCCGCGTGGTCCGTCAAATCTATCTTGTCGCTCATTCCCAGATCTCACTTCCTGCCGCCTCGTTGGCAGCGTCTACAAGTTTCTGCTTGACTGCGTGGAACTCGGCCCATGAAGTCGTTTCCTTTGCTTCGTTCACAAAATCGACTGCCACAACAAAGTCTTCCGTCTTTGCCGTGCCGTCAATCGGGATTTGGAGGCGATCAAGAACCTCCTTGGCGTTCTTGAAGACCTCCTTGGGCACAGCAGCGCCGGACCATTCCTTCACCAGCCTCGTGAACTCCTCCTTGGGAGTTTCTTCTTCGGTCTTTTGGGGGACGGCTCGCTGGGCGGTGGGCGGTTCAATTTCCACAACCGTGTTGTTGTCGGCGGGCTTGGCCTGCTGCATCTCTTCTTGCGTGTAAATGCCACTCAGTTCGGCAGGAAACGCCTTGCGGAGAGCCAGGGATTCAGCGCACTTGCCAAGCATCAGGTGGGGCATCTTCTTCCACATGAACCCCTGCTTGTCGCCGGGGTAGTACTGATCCCATCGAGCGCTTGCAGTGAACGGGCACCTCGCCCCGTTGACGATTTTGTATACGGTGACCGTGGCCTTGCGGGGGTTGTCTTCGTCATCGTAAACAGGGTCATCGTTGCCCGCGTAGCACTTTGTTCGGTCTGCCATCAGTCGGAACCCATCAATCCCGGTAGTGACCGTCATGTTTTGACCACGAACCTGCGGGTAGAGCTGGTTCGCAATTGGGTTGAGGTCATACCTCTGTGCCGCAAGGAGAAAGACTTCAAGCTGATCATTGGTCAGCCTGAACCTGTTCTTGATGTATGCGTGTTCTTCTTCCGTGAACGTGATCTCTGACATTACTCATCTCCTTCTAGTTGAACTGTGTCGAATCTGGTGCAAAAGTCTTCGGCCTCGCAAATGCCGCAGCCAACAGGGTCGGGGTTCTGGGGCCAAAACCCGTTTTTGTACATCTCCACTTTCTTGCACAGGGAGCGCATGGCATCCTCTGCACGGGAGGGCTCAAACTTTATCACGCGAATGACTTGTCTGAGGGGCCTATCGTCTCCCTTTTTGAATTCTCTCTCATTACCTTCGTCATCTTTGGTTATCACCTTCCTCGTGTAAGGCTTCAGCGACGGCAGGTGGACCCAAGCCATTCCTGGGTGTTCGTTGAAGGCAAACCAGATCTTCCCATCGTCTCCATCGTCTATCTGGGCCTTGCCGTGCTTGCAAGCCAGCCAGTACAGCAGGAACTGCTGGTTTCTTGCCAAGTAAGCCTTGGACGGCGTGTCCTTGCGCCACTTCCAGTCAAAGACAGTGAGTCCGCCCGCGTGACCTTCGTCCTTGCAAAGGAAGACGTTCTCAGGATCGTAGATCACAAGGTCGAGGTGGCTGGCAAAGTCAACCCCGGAATGGCTGCACCGGATGGGGACCTCTGCGCCGACATGACTGGTTTTGGCAAAGAGGGGGGCAAGCCTGCGAACGTAAGACTCGATGACAACCTCCAGTTCGTCGGGCAGCTCGGCCTTCAGGGCCTTTTCTGCTGCGTCTGTCAGGATTCGGTTGTCCTCTTCAAGTGTCTCTCTCAAAGCGTATGCAGCGTAGTCAATGGCCTTCCAGACCATGTCCTCGTGCCCCCAGTGTTCTGTTTTGTGCGCGTGGATGTATTCCAGGGCGCTACCGGCAAGCATTCCGCGAACCATTGCGGTAGGCGCCCGGTTGCTGATCTTTCCCTGCAGTCTGAGCCTGACCCTTGCGGGGCAATGGTCGGTCAGGTCGGTACTGTGCCACTCTTCGGTGTTTTCGGGTTTCATAATGCCTCCTTAGAAGAAGAACCCCCTTGGCCCATCAAAAAGGCAGGCAAACGGATGGAATAGGAACAAGTAAGCCAAGGGGGTTCGCGCTGGCACCGCGCCAGCAAAATTCAAACTACTCTTCGGAATAGGTCCCGTCATACGGATTGGGCTCAGGACCAGCCAGATACTCGCTGTTGTCGAAATCCCAGTTGTTCCGCACCCGGCGGCTGGCCCGCTCTCCGACATCGTCTTGGCCAACCCAATCAGACAGCCTACCGAACCGCACTGGTCCAAAGTACTTCTCGAAGTTCTCCTGTACGCCCGTGACGCTTGCGTACATCACCTGGCCGTCGAGCAACATTGAGGCGGGAATCATGAGCTTGGTGGCAAACAAGCAGGCGCCAAAAATGTTCGCCCATTTTGCGGAATGAAATCCAGCAAAGAATTCAGCTCGCTGATTGTGCATCGAAGAGTTTCTGGAAGAAACGGAGTAGAGAACGCTTTCGGGTGGGGCGCCGTCAACGTGGTAATGCGCTGCAGAAACGGGCTTGCCTGCGGCGTAAAAGCGCGGCGACTGTGACTTGGGCAAGCCAAGGACAATACGCATCATTTCCTGTTCAATTTCGGCGTTGGTGCGCTGGCTGTCGATGCAGACATAAAACGACTCCTTGTCGATGTCTGCTGGAACGTAGAGCGCGACGATGCTGTTCGGGCACGGCTCAGACATGAATATCTCCTATCTCCAAGACGTTTAGGTTGAAAATGTCCCCGAGCTTCGCCATGTCGAGGTGTAAACGTGACTGGTGTATTCGCTTGATCGTGGTCCGGCCTTTCTCGGCACGACCTCGGCAAACCAAGTTGTTGAATCCATCAATGGCTCCAGAAACGGCCTTGAACCCTGGCTGGCCCGAGTGAAACAGCTCATTCAATGCGCCAACCTCAAACTCATGCGTCGAGTCATTGAAGACAACGTGTCTGGACCCCTTCCCTTGAGTTGTGCAATACTCCCTCGCTGCAAGTTTTGTACGGGTATTGAAGACCAAGACCCGTATGCCGTTCTTGACACAGTAAACTTCCCACTGTGCATTCTCTTCCTTGAAAACGCACTTGTATAAAGCCAAGAGTTCCCTTTCGGTGGTGAGTAAAAGAAATGGCAGTTTTGTGTCGTGCCAAGGACAGGGAGAACGACTCGTTCGGGCGAGTAGTAGTTCTTACAGGTCCATGAAGTCTTCGGAGTGGGCGCTGTCATTCTCGATCAGTTCAATGATGCGGTTGCGGTACGCCTCCCCGGATTTCGAGTCAAGAAGAATCGAAAGCTTCCAGCCCTCTTTGTACTGGTGTATACGGAGGCGGTAGCCACCCTTGTGCGCGTACTCGTTCACATGGACATCCAAGACCTCGTAGATTTCGGCGTACTCTTGGATGAGAGCGCCGTTTTCATAGTCACGGAATACTGCACCTTCAACATAGGCGTCCAATTCAAGGTAGACGCCGTCCAACGGCTGAAAGTCAATCCCCCGAATCAACCCGCGTTGCTCAACAGCTTCGGTTTCAGTCATGGCATGGACCATCCGATCAGGTCGTCCATGTACTGGTTTGAACTCCAGTCCGAGATTGTTTCTTCGGGGTCGAGCCCGTGGATGACAAGGAACCACCCCATCCGCACGGGTCCCCCCAGCTCCTCGACATCCGCGTACAAGGAGACAACAGCCCCATCTGCGTAAGCCTCCACCTCTTCAATCGCATCATCGACAGTGTACGTCACGAGGCTCATCTCGCCCCCCATGCTGATCTCCACATGGTTCCCCTTCATGTCCTCCAGGTGCTTCTGGATGAGCTTTTTGTAGGTCGCTCGTCGCATTGATTCAATCGCCTTGCTCATGGCATGTTCCTTCCTATGGCTTCGATCATGAGGGTGGTAATGAACGCTCCGAAGAAGACAATCCCCCCGAGCAACATCGCCATCTCGACGGCTCGTACGATTTTGTAGTAGTCAATCTTCATGGCTCTGGCCCGTCTGAACCTTTGACCTCAAGCTGTCAATTTTGTGCGAGTACATAAGCGCCGCCTTCACCTCGATCAGCAGGTTGACATGTTCAGCCGTCAGCTTTTCAGTTTCCACGACAAGCTCAGCCAGTCGCTTGGTTTCATTGCTTTCCATTGCATCTCCTTTCAGTGAGAGTTTGCGAATCGTACCACACCAATTGTGCGCCGTGGGGTGCGTGGATAAAAAAAGCCCCGCGAGTTTGCAAACTCAAGCGGGGCCTGAAAGGGGATGAAGGCTTGCATTCTACCAGATCACATCATTCCCGCAAGCACAAGGATCGACGCCACTGCAGACTCTTCACAGAACTCGCAGTAGCCTTTCCTCATGTCGGGCTCGCAGGCGTCGTAGTGAATCTCGCCGCACGCCGTGCAGGCTCCATGGTTCACAGAGTCCATCAGGGCCTCCTCCATTGCGGTCATGATGCAGCCGCCCGTTGTATCGTCTGCAATCCGCTGGGCGAGCATTCGCCGGTTCATCGCTGTCTCAGGCATTGTTGCCCCTTTCAATTTGAGAACTCAGGTATCGGAGGGCCGATGGCCCCCACTCAGTGTAGTTTGTACGGGTCTTCGGTTCGCTCCAGAAGCGCTCCCAGATTGCCGGGATGACATCACCGTCCCACGCGCCGAGTCCTGGGGCCCGGATGTCGCTGAACTGGTCTTCGCGACCGATGTTGAGGTCCACCCATGACTCGATGCACATGGCCAGCTCGTAGAGCCGTTCGCGACGTTCGTACGCGCTCTCCCCGTTGGCACCGGTGACGAACCAGTCGTAACCAGCCGGACAGCTTTCCTTGCAGTCGTAAATAGCCTCGATGATCAGGCCGTAGGTTTCCACCAGTCTTCGGTGGTACAGGGTCAGGTGATCATTCACTGCCTTGCTCCTTCGCCTTTTGGATTTTGTTCCATTCATACGCGAACATCACGGCGTCGTGAATTGTCGTGTAGTACCCGAGGCCCCTCCAGTAATCCGAATCCGAGGAAAAGCTGGCCCTGTCCCCGATCGTATAGACGCCGAGCCAGTAGTCCACGATCCGCTCATCGTCGAGGGGCACGTTTTGAGTCGTGGAGTCGGCATCCCAATCGCTGTCGGGATCGACTCCCTCGTGCAGTTGGTTCGCTTCGATCACAAACACGAGGCCATCGATTTGCAGGTACATCGTGTCGGGCTCGCAGGCGTCGTCGTGCAAGGGGTTGCTCATTCGGCTACCTCCTCGACTCCGAAGACGATCACGGGGCGCTCATCGCCCCACAAGGTCTTGATGCCGATTTCAGTGGCGCCGACAGGAACCAGCCCGCGACGTTTCGCGAACTGGTACAGCATCCGCACGAATGCGACGAAGTCCTCGTCGCCCATCTCTACTTCGATCTCTTTTGTGTCAGGCATTGTTGCCCCTTTCGTTGGTCTGGTAGATGCCGGTGTAGATGACGATTTGGCCGTCCAAATCCTCGCCGACTTCAGCATCGGGAAAGACATTCCGCACGGTTCCGATGATGGTGCAGACGTTGGACGGGTCGATTGTTTCTTTTGTATCAGGCACTGTTGCCCCTTTCAGTTGTCAAGAAAACCGGATTTCATGAACCAGCGCAGATTGGGGTCCTCTAGCATTGCGTCGATAGCGTGCAGCTCAGTCAAGACCATGCGCTGCTGATCGCGCACCTGCGCCGACAGTCGTTCGCTCCCATCAAGACCCCACGCGAGGCGTTGAATATCGTCGAGGGCATAGAACACGCCGCGCAGGGCCTTGGCTCTTTTGGTGTATTCGCCCGCGCCCCTATACAGAACGTGCGCGGGTTCTAGCAGCAAGTCGGCGTCTATTGTCATGGTCGCCCTTTCAGTGGCTGGGGTACACTACGTCGATAGATGGATCAGCGCAAGCCGTGCAGGCTCCGCACTTCGCCCGGTCGCTCCCCGTCTTCAGCTTTTGTGCAGCGACAGCAGGGCAGACGATGCACCGGCGCCCGGTCGCCTTGCGCCGATTGGATGCCGCGATCTTTGCCGCATCGACACCCCCGCCGACCGTGACCCACGACACGGGCCCGGACGCCTCGACGAATCGCCGTTCGGTCGTCCCAGACTCGCGGACAGTCACCCCGAGCCCGCGCAGGGCCCGCCGATACCGTGCCGCTTTCGCTTTTGTCTCAATCGGGAAATGGATCGGCACGCCGTGCCCGACCAGCCACGCGCAGAGATCGCGCAAGGCGCGAACGTCATCAGCACCAGGCCGAGCGGGTAGCGAACCGGAAACCATGAACCGGAACCATATGGGCGTGAACCCGGCACGCCGCGCCGATTGAAGTTCGGCGAGAGCATCGCGACAGGTGGCCGCGACCCCCTGCGCGTGATGCCGGTCGAGCTTCGCCGCATATGCTTTGTAGCGGTTCTCGGTGCGCTCCGCGTAGCAGCGGGTCCCATAGTGCGGGCACCGCTTGGAGCAGTGCGCCGAAGCGCTGGGCGCGAAGGAGAGCCCCAACGAACCGGGGGCCCCCTTCCCGAAGTTTGTACAGGTTTGCGCGATTACCTTCAGACGCATTCTTGACCCGCCTCCCGGATAGCCTTTTCGTGCTTGCGGAGATCTTCCGCCGCGTCGTAGAACGCCGACCGGAGCCCGTCGAGCGGGTGGTTGTCGTACGTTTCGTCTTCCGGGATGATGTCATGGAGGACCATGCCCAGCTCTTCGGCGTGTTCATCGAGCGCCGACGCCATGCCGCGCATGATGCCCGAGAGCATCGACGCGAGCCAGCTCGCCGCGTGGGGATCAGGGACATCGAAGTCGAACTCGATACGGTCTACCATCAGTCAATCCCCCACGTTCGAGTGATCATGCAAACCGTCCGGGTCTGGCTTGTGTACCTGTAGTCCAGACGGTGCCCGTCGCGAATCTCGACGTTGGCTATCTCATCGTTGCCCGCCGAGTTCTGGCCCTCAATCAATACATACTTCCCGCCGTGTCCCTGCGCTCGCAGGGCTTCCAGTTCGCGTATCAAGCCGCAGACGGTCATGTGTCGGGTGTCACTCATCGCTGTTCCCCTCCTCATCGAGTTTGTCCTCGAATCCGTCGGCGAGATTCGTCTCGACACGCCGCAGTTCCCGGATCATCCAGCCGATGATCATCGGCTCTAGGTCGTCCTCGATCTCGTCCGCGAACTCCTGGGCCACCTCTTCGACAACGTCGTCGAAGTTGTCATCGGTTGCACCGGTGAAGTTGAACGCGGAGAACTCCCCCTTGATCCATTCCTCAACCGCATCCCGAATCGCTGAATTCGTGTAGCTCATCATGCACCCCCTTCGTGGGCTGTTTGTTCCAGATACTCGCGCTCGGAGAAGTCGTCCTCATCTAGTACCGGGTAGGCTTCGAGTTCCTCCTCGATCCTGAACGCTTCCCGCTCTAGGATGCTCCGGGGCTTCACCAGCAGGATCTCGAACCATCCGACCGCCCAGTGATTGAAGCGGTGAACCTCCCACGCCTCGCCGTCCGGGTCGATAGCTTCCATGCGATCCATGGCCGCGTGCCAGTTGGATACGTCGAGCGCCTCAGAGTCGCGGGTGATCGTGCAAGGAAGGACGTACCACTCCAACCGCTCCGCGAGTGCGGAGAAGCTGGAGCCGGTGCGGTCCCACGGTGACGGGCGGAAGTCGCGGTAACGCTTCATCATGCACCCCCTTCCCGGTGGTCCTCGTGGACCTCGTCCTGCACCAGATAGGAGAGCAGGAACCGGGCAGTCATCCGGTACTTCTCGCAGACCTCGCGCAGGCTCATGTTCCCCGCGTTCGGGTGCATATCCTCATGGAGGGCCCAGTCTAGCCGCTCGATATCCTCGTCGGTCGGGTATGCCCTGAACAGGTCCGCCCGTGTCTCGATCATCGTCATCGTGTACCCCTTTCAGTGGGTAGGATTGGGAGCGGGTGCGCTTCCATGCGCCGGGTCGGCCAGACCCCCCGCTCCCGGAGTTTGTCTTCACCAGACCGAGCCGATCTCGACCGGATGCTCGCGCTTCATCTCAGCGGGTCGAAGGTCCTGAATCAGGATCGGGCGGGCGTTGGTGCCTTCCCACGACAGCGCGCCCCAGTCGTTCGCGTATGCCTTGGTGGGCAGGTCCTCGCCCTCGCCGACCCACATCCAGATGAGCGCCTTGACGCGCCCGCTCCCGCCTGCCTCTTTCAGGTTCTTGCAGCACTCTTCATAGGTCTGCCCATTCCCCCAGTGATGGACGCCCATGCCGACGAAGCGAAGGCGCTTCGGCAGCCGGTCCTCCTTCGGCTCGTCTACGGGTGAAACCTCAGTGCCGTCACGGGTGACCGCGTCGGCCAGCTCCTCCCCCAGTTCCTTTGCTGCCTGTACAAGCTTCTTCATGGTGTACCCCTTTCAATGGGTAGTGGTTTCCCGGATTGTACCGGATTCTGTATCCAGATGTCGGCCATATCCCCCCCCGTTGTCCAGTTTGTATAAGAGAAGGAGAGAGGAGGAGCGACCGCCCCGCCGGGTCGATCAGGTACCTGAACCGCTCTAGCTGCTCCCTGTGCCGTGGGGGGTATCCCTCCCCCTCTTTCCCTTCTTTGTACCGGGTGCCGCCGCTCGTCCGGGCCCGGTCGATGTGTACCGTGCGCCCCGCGTGCCCGCGCCCGTGCCCATGCGCCTGTGCGCCGTGCCTGTGCGCCGTGTCCATGGCTGCTCGGCTGCTATGATGGATCGCGTGCGCCGCGCCCGTGCGCGTTGCCAGCCCCCCCCGGTGCCGAGCTATTGTCAATACTATCCCCGCCCCCTAATCCTGGATCAAACTGTGGTATACAACAGAGAACAGCCGACGAAAGAGCAGGCTCGCAAGGACATGATCATTGCGGGTTGTTACGACGCATTCCGTGAGATGATGAAGTATCACAAGAAGGCGGGTTTGACTCACGAGGCTGCGTATTGGCAGTCGTATGAGGATGTGATGTCGGGTGGTACTGTGGAGTCGAAGAAGGAGAAGTCCAAGTCCGGTACGATTGTACCGGTGCAGGATGAGGCGATGGCATCGAAGATGGTTGGGAAGAAGAATTTCAAGAAGAAGACGGCCACTCCGATTGAGAATTTGCAGTGGGTGGCGAGTCACTTGTGTGTTGAGGATGTGAAGCCCAGGGACGCCCCGAGTAGTACGGCGTGGGGGATGTTGATGTGGGCTCGCAGTAGTCCGACGACCGAGAACATCTTTTGGTCTAATTTGTTTACGAAGGCGATGCCGACAAAACAGCAATTGGATCACGAGGCGACGAAAAACGATGCATCAGATGTGATAAGATTGATAGATGAAGTGGCGAGGATTTCCAAGGAATCGTCTGGTGACTGACATGGAAGAAGAGCTTAGGAAAGAGGAGATGTCTTTGTTGAAGGCAGAAGGTTTTGACAATTGCATTATGGGTCTTGCTCGTGTCGCGAACAGTTATTCGATTGCATACGACGAGGACAAGGTTATTTCCACGTTGTGTGATCGCGACGGCATGAGCCTGGATGAGGCACGCGAGTACTATGAATTTAATATTGCTAGCGCGTTTGTGGGCGAGGGCACCCCCTCGTTTATCCGCGTAATGTCTTTAGAGGACATATTGGAACAGAGGCCGGGTGGCGAAGAGGAAGCGTAAATCTACGAAGGTTCAGGTAGAGCATCACCCTTCTTGGGACAAGCGGTTTTACTCCAGCAAGAAGCGTGGCTCTTTGTCTCTGACGCACAGTGCGTTATCGGATTTGGGGGAGACTGATATAGAGTCGTTGATTCAGGGGATACGGGGTTTGTCGTTTATCCTTGAGGACATTGCGGCGTCTGCTGGTGTTGAGTCAGAGGATGACGAGCGTGATTTGTTGTACACGGCGGAGAGGATTCGGATTTACATTGCTGCGTTGGTGACAAAGATCCCGGACCAGAAGCGTGTTGGCAGGAAATACAAGAAGGGCAAAAAAGGTGCCGGTAATTGACATTGAGAAGGATTGGGGTTTTAAGGTCGAGGGCTCGTGCGATACGCCAACGGAGGCCAAGAAATATGTCAAAGGCGCCTTGCCTTGGTTGTGCAAAAAGCACGATATTGATAAGGATGAAGTTTTTAGCTCGAAAAGCGACAAGAGTGTCATGGTCCGCAGTTTGTGGTATTTCGTTGCGCTTGAAGCCTTGAGGCCGTGGATGGACAAGATTGAGATTGCCCGGTTTGTAGGTTGCCCGCATTCCAGTTTTTATTATGGCTGGAAGAGGCAGGAGAAGATCAATAAGCAGTAGTCCGTTTTATGACATGGTTCCCAAGGGTCTTCAGGAGAACCTGAAGTTCCGCAGGAAGCTTGTAGAGTTGGGTTCCGAGAGTTCTGCGAACGCCCAGGATTTGTGGCAGATGTGCGCCAAGGATCTGTTGTTTTACGTCAACACGTTTTGTTGGACGTATGACCCCCGCAAGGCTGTGGCGAGCATTCCGTTCCTGACATACGGATTCCAGGATGAAGCGCTTTTGGACATGGATGATTCCATTGGCAAGCGTGACATCTTGATTGAAAAGAGTCGTGACATGGGTGCCTCATGGATGTTGCTGACGCTGTTTGAGTGGCGTTGGCACTTCCATGACGGTCAGTCATTTCTTTTGGTGAGTCGTAACGAAGACTATGTAGACAAGCCGGGAAACCCGAAGAGCCTGTTTTGGAAGATTGATTTTCTGCACAAGAATCAACCGGCTTGGTTGTTGCCGGAAACCGCCCGGACCAAGTTGCGTTTGACGAACGAAAGGAACGGTAGCTCGATTGATGGAGAATCCACTACTGGTGATGTTGCTCGTGGCGACCGCAGAACTGCCATCGGACTCGATGAGTTTGCGGCATTTGATGTGGATGCTGGATACAGGGCGCTGGCGTCTACTCGCGATGCAACGAAATGCAGGATTTTTAATTCTACACCCGCTGGATCAAGCAATGCTTTCTATGATCTTGCCCACAAGGGAGAGATTAAGAAGGTCAGGCTACATTGGTCGGCACACCCGGAAAAGGCGATTGGCCTCTACCATGACGAAGAGGGCCGACCTCGTTCGACTTGGTATGACGAAGAATGCAAACGTGTGGCGACCCCGAGGGAGATTGCCCAGGAGCTAGACATCGACTTCACTGGTTCGGATTACCAGTTCTTCGATCCCTTCGAGATTGACAAGCTGATAAAGGAAACCAGCAAGCCCCCAGCCATGACTGGAGAGCTTGAATACGAGAAGGGTACTGGTGAGGTTGTGGGGATGTCGGCCCAGCACAAGGGCCGTTTGCAGCTCTGGACGCTGCCTGATGCGGCTGGAATGATGCCATTTGACAGGGAATATGTCATTGGAGCCGATATTGCCACGGGAACCGGAAGTAGTAACAGTGTTCTCAGCGTCGGAGACTGCCTTTCGGGCGAGAAAGTAGCAGAATTCGTTTCCCCCGATACTCGCCCCGAGGAGTTGGCCCAATATGCGGTTGCTCTGGCGAAGTTTTTTAAGGGCTCGAACGATCAGGGGGCGTTTCTCATTTGGGAAGCTCCTGGTCCGGGCCGCAATTTTGGTGACGCTATTTTGGATATGGGATACCGCAGGATCTTTTACCGCCGCAATGAAACAAGCATTGGCAAAAAGGTGTCCGATATTCCGGGATGGTGGCCGACAAAAGACGAAAAGCGTGCGATTTACAGCGACTACCGCTCGGCGCTGATGAAAAGGAAGTTCCTCAACCGATCACAACATGCCCTGCACGAGTGCAAGGAGATCATTTTTGCTTCAAATGGTTGGGTAACACATAGTAAGATGTTTCGGAGCGCAGACCCGTCTGGCGCAAAGGACAATCACGGCGACAGGCCGACTGCAGATGCGCTTTGTTGGCGCGGAATGCGGACTCGAAGGATTGAACCGGTACAGGAAACAAACGAAGCGCCAGTTGGCTCCATGGCTTGGAGAATAAACCAGCGCAAGAAACAAGAAGTCAATGAGGATCTCTGGTAATGGCTGAAACAGACATCAAGCAACTTACAATGGCAATGGAACACGCCCGACGTAAGCTTCAGCCGTACCGAGAACGTCGGTTTACGGCTGTTCAGGAGTATGTGGGCTACAACTACAGCGACAGTGGGAGTCAGGACCGTATGCCGGTTAACTTCCTTGAGCTGGCGGTAAACACATACCGGCGCCAGATTGCCGCAGCAAACCCCCAGGTTGTTGTTACAAGCAAAAACGTGCAGCTTGAGGATATCTCAGCGCGGTTTGAGCTGGCAATTAACAAGGTCCTGAAGGAAATTGATTTCGACCGGACGCTTCAGCTCTGGGTTTTTGACGCACTTTTCTCAATTGGGATCATGAAAGTTGGAATTTCTGATTCCGCTGATGCTTCCACAAAGGGATTTCTGCACGATGCTGGGCAGCCCTACGCTGATATCGTGGATTTGGACGATTTCGTCTTTGATATCCACGCATCCAGGTGGGAAGATGTCCAGTTTGCGGGCAATCGATTCATTGTGCCCTACGAAGAAGCCCTCGAAACCGGCCTGATTCCCCAAAGCAGGGCCAAGGATGTCAAGCCAACCGGCTTCTACAGCACCACTAACGAGCAGGGCGATCAAAAGGTCCAGTCAGTTACTTCGGGATACGCTCGGACTGGGGAAGATTACTACCTTGAGACGGTTGAGTTGTGGGAAGTCTGGCTTCCTTTTGAAAACCGCGTGGTTCTCTTAGCTTCAAATGATGACGGATCAATTTCGCATAAAGAGCCTCTAAGCGAGCGCGATTGGGATGGTCCTGAGACTGGTCCATATCACCTCCTGCGATACAATGACGTTCCGGGCAGTATTATGCCCCTCCCGCCGGTATCTGTTCTAACAGACCTCAACGATTTGTCCAACAGAATGTTTCGCAAGCTTGGTCGGCAGGCAGAGCGTCAGAAGACGGTTACCATCGTTCAGTCGGGCGCAGAAGCTGATGGTGAGCGCATTTTGAACGCTGATGATGGCGACATGATCCGCTCTGACAGGCCAGAAGCGACGAAAGAGATGCAATATGGGGGCATTGACCAGACCAGTCTGGCGTTTTTGCTTCAGGTTCGAGACATGTTCTCTTACATGGGTGGTAATTTGGACACCCTTGCGGGCCTTTCGCCTGTTGCAGACACTCTTGGCCAGGAGCAAATGGTCCGCTCAAGCAGTAGTCAACGAATTATTGACATGCAGGAGCGCACGAGTGGAGCTGTTCGTGACGTAATTAGGGCTATGGGGTGGTATCTGTGGCACGATCCATCTAGTGACTATGAGGTTTCGCGCCAAATCACCCAGACAATGGCAATTGACACCGCGTTTAGCGCAAATGATCGAGAAGGCGACTTCTATGAGCATGAAATTGACATTGTGGCCTTTTCTATGCAGAGCAGGAGCCCTGCAGAGCGCCTTCAAACGCTCAATGCAATGCTTTCCAATGTCTTGATTCCTATGGCGCCCGTAATGGCGCAGCAAGGCAAGACAATTGACTTCGATAAGTTCATCGAACTGTCTGCTAAATACTCGAACGTCCCCGAAATTGCTGAGTTGGTCAACGATTCCATGCCAATGCCTGATCCGGCAAGTCCCTCTGCGGCTGGTGGGCCTGCAGAACGGACGTATACTCGCCAAAACGTGGGCGGAATGGGACGCGCAGACCGCGACAACGTGATGTCGAGGGCATTGATGGGCAGCAACCCACAGCAATCTGAGATGAGAAAGGCTACTCAGCCGTGATATACTGTTTTCGAGACAAAAAGACGAATAGAACCATGGAAATGTGCTGGACTGTGGCACAAATGGAAAAAAATACTCTCAAAAACGGCACTTATGTCGATAACGAAGGCGTTCTTTGGTCCAGGGACTACCCAGCAGAGATGGGTGAAACCAAATCTTGTGGTACTTGGCCAATGAAATCGGATGGGGCAGGTGTTCACCCCAGCCAAATTGGGAAAGCCATGGAATCGTCGGCTAAAATGGGTGTTCCAACATCATTTGATGCAAAAACAGGACAAGCAATCTTTGAATCTAGGGCCCACAGGAAAAAGTACTTGAAAGCACACGGTATGCACGACCGCAACGCTGGATATGGAGACTAAATTGGCTGAAAACGAAGAAATGGAAATTGAAGAGACAGAAGAGCCCAAGAGTTCGTTGGATTTCGACGAGCCCCAGATTGTTGATTGGGACGCAGAACTTGGAGAAGTTGAGGAAATTGAAGAAGACCACGATATTACAGATGTCATTGAAGCTGCTAATAGCGAAGACGACGCTATTTTTGAAAGCGCAAAGGCATACGGGATTGATGACGAATCCCTCAAGGAATTCCAGAGCGATCCGCAGGCTCTGAAGAAAGCCCTCGACTTGTTTGAGAGGCAAGGCGTCAAGCCAAAGACAACGGAAGAAACAGATGCGGAAATTCCCGTTGGTGACACTTACAAGTCCACCATTGATGACAAAACCTGGGACACCGACATTGTCGAACAGTTCAAGGCTTTGGAGAAAGTCAGTGAGGGACTGTATGCCAGGATTCAGAGTTTGGAATCGCAACTGAATGTCTCGTCTCAGGACGAGCTTTTCTCAAGGGTCGATGATAAATTTTCCGACCTGTTGGGGCAGGGGCCTTCTTCTCTTTTGAGCGATGGCGAACAGGTGGCCAACCGAAACAAGGTCGTTGAACAGATTGACCTTCTCAAGGCTGGGTACAAAAAGCTGGGCAAGGACGTTCCGAGCCCAGATAAGCTTCTCAACCAAGCGGTAAAAACTACTTTTGCCGACCAAATTGAGGGGCTTGCCGAAAAGAAAATTAGCTCCAAGATGGCAAAGCGCCAGAACCAAAAGACTGCGCGACCGACTAAGCGAACAGGACGTAAGCTCGACCCCCGCAAGGAAGCGGAAAAGAGCGTGGCCAAGCTTATGAGGGAGCGTGGAATGCTCGGTTCAATCTCGGAGACATTTGAGTAAAGAGGTTAGCAAATGGCTATTCTTCAAGCCGATGATATTGCTGATCTGATCAAGGTGACCCAGAAGGATCTGGGCAAGCTCCGTTGGACGGAAATTGCTACAGATATTCAGGAGTACGTTGCTCTCCCGAGCATCCTCCAGTCTGAAAAGGTTTCTTATCAGAGCGGCTATGGAATTCAGTGGAACGTGATGGTTGACACCAGTGGTGCAGCCAAGGATACCGGTCTGTTTGCGGTTGACTCCGTGAACGTCGGTGATGTCATGCAGACCGCGTCTGCCCCCTGGCGTCACCTCACGACCAACTACGCGATTGAACGTCGCGAAGTTGCCATGAACCGTGATCCTGCACGCATTGTCGAACTCGTCCGCATTCGTCGTGCAGACGCAATGATCGACCTTGCCAAGCACATGGAAACCCGCTTCTGGGCTCGCCCGGACAGCGCATCCGACACCGAAAAGCTTTATGGCGTCAAGTACTGGATTACCAGTGGTGGCAGCGATGAAGGCTTTACTGGTGGTGCGGCTTACGGTTCCACCGTTGCAGACATCAACCCCAGCACCTACACGAACTGGAAGAACTACTCGGCACGTTACGCCGCAGTCAGTTCGACTGACCTGATTCGTGACTGGCGTAAGGCAGCGACCTTCACCCAGTTCAAGTCTCCCGTGGACATTCCCAGCTACAACACTGGGTCCCGCTACGGCTACTACACCAACTACAACGTGATTGGCCCCTTGGAAGAAGTCCTGGAATCCCAGAACGACAACCTTGGCAACGACATCGCGTCGAAGGATGGCAAGCTGCTGTTCCGTCAGGTCCCCGTGACCTGGGTCCCGCACCTTGAGAACACCGCAGGTGATCCGATTTATGGCATCAACTGGGGCGTGTTCAAGCCCGTGTTCCTGTCCGGCGAATACATGAAGGAAGATGGTCCCACGACCGCTCCCAACCAGCACACCGTGTTCCAGACCTTTGTGGACTGCACGATGAACCTCATGTGTACCGACAGGCGTCGTAACTTCATCCTCGCAACCAGCTCCTATAGCAACTGATAGAAAGACGAGGCAAATACGATGAATGGATTGGTTTCATATCGAGGACAGGAACTCTCGCGGGGCGACATGTCGCCTTCGTCAGACAATTTCGAGTACTTTGAAGACTTCCTTGGTCACATCGAATTCCGCGACATTGCGGCTGCAAATAGTTCAACTTCAGTTTTGCAGTACCCTGGCACTATTGTTTCTACTGACGGCACTGACACCAACCTGAAAGCGGTTGCTGCCGGAGCAACGTCAGGCGGGTCAATTAGTTTTACAACTGCCAGTGATGCGGTTGAGGGTCTTTCGATTCCCAACTGCGCTGTTGACGTTGACGCTGGTGACTGGTTTATTGAAGCCCGCGTCAAGGTGACCACCCTTGAAGCAACCGGAACTTTTGCGTTCGGTCTTCAGGAAAACGCTAGTGTTACTGCTACTATCGCCCAGACTACGGGTGCTAATGGCGACGATGTTGTAATGATGTTCTACGACACGGGCACTACCACCGATGGTCTGCTGGAATCAAGCGTCACTATCGGCACCAGTCACACTGCGAACACCAACGGTGCAGCAGGCATGACTGGCGCACAGGTGGTTTCTGACACTTTCCACCGCCTTGCTATCAGACACGATAGCAGCACGGAAAAGGTTTACTTCTACTTTGATGGGGCACAGGTTGATGAGGTGGCTAACACCAACCTCAGCGACCAGCTTCTTCACCCGTTCATCCTGGCATCGCATGATGCTATGGGCGCAATCGTGGTGGACTACGTCTACGTCAACGCCGAGCGTTAAAGAACTCTTCTCTTTTTCCCCCTTCCTCCCCCTGCTGCTGCTCGCGGCGGGGGGAGTG